GAAGGGGGTTGGGGAGTGATGGATGATGACCCTTTGCCCTTGTGGGATGGACAGGATAAGGACTGGATTGGATTGATGGACCACTTGCGATCGTTGATGGATGGACCGATGGATTGATCGCCCTTGATCGGGGCCGATCGTGCATGGTCCTTGGCACAGGTAGTTTGATGGATGGCTGATGGATGGCTGATGGATTGATCGTGCTTGATCGGCCGCGATCGGGCCTTTTTATATCAAAGGTATATGCACAGGAATGATCGGCCGCGATCGTGGGGTGTTTTGTTTTAGGTGAGCAAACACTTGTTGCCCTGGTATATCGGCACTGGCCTTATGGTTTTGCGCACCGGTTTGGTAAGCGCTAGCCAATAGGGAGATAGCTATGTTGATGGGTTTGATAGGCGCTGTAGTGGGTGTGCTGATTTTAATGGTGCTTGCGGGATGATGGATGGATGATGGATGATGGATGATGGATGATGGATGATGGATGGCTGATAGAATGCTGGCCCCACTCGCGCCCACCGGCACCCACTCGCGCCCACTCGCGCCCACTCGCGCCCACTTGCGCCCGTGCGCGCCCACTTGCGCCCGTGCCTTTTAATAGCCGCCGCCGCCCGTTACGTTTGTATGCAGCCGGCCCGTTACGTTTGTATGCAGCCGCCGCCATAGCACATATGTGCTAGGTGCGTTTTTTAAAATTAAAAAGTTGCAATAACCGTTTACGTTTGCAATAATACCCATGCCAGCCCAATGGGGGTTGGCTTAAAAAGGGGTTTACTATTATGGCTTTAACAAAAAACACCACCATAACCGGCACGGTTGCTGGCATGCCTACCGCCAACGCCTTGCCAAATACGGTTGGCAAGGCCCATGCGGCGCTTTGGGTAACGCCTGGTACGTGGGCTTGTACTGCAACTATTAAAGCGTTTATTGCTGCCCATGGCGGCCCTGGCCAAGTGTGCTTTGTGCACTTTAAAGGCACCACCAACCCACTTGGGTTGCGCGGCCTTAGCAGTAAAATTAGCGCGGCGGGTGCTGTTACAACGCGGGGCAACTGCTTGCTTGCCCTGGCCAATGGCGCAACCATTAGCGCCGCCCAAGCCAAGGCCGCGTATGCGCCGCGCCCTGGCCCAGTGCAAAAGGGGCGCCCCAGTATAACCAGCGCATACGTTGCGTGGCTTGCGGGTGCTTACAACCCTGGCAAGCATGGGGGGCCGGGCTTTGGCGCCCTGGTTGCCCTAAAGCCAACCGCTTAACCAAGCATGGGGGCCGCATGGCGCGGCCCCCATTACTTGCCGGGTACTTGCTAAGGTACCTAGCCCGCCAAAGTAATGGTAAGTAATGGCCAAGTAATGGGGCCAACCCCCCCTAAGCGTGAGACAGGTACAAAGGCATTAGCATTTGTACTGGTCCCCGCGAATAATGTGGTGTAAGAATCATTCATGGACATTCGATCGAAAAAATAGATCAGTGGTGCAATAATGACTGACCCTAGTGATATAATGTTGCACCGACAGATTAGTGAGTTAGGCGCGAAGGTTGAGCGTTTGCAAGATGATGTCCAGCGGTTGTATTCTATTGTTACTAAGCAGAATGAGTCTTTGAACCGTTGGCGTGGAATGGGAGCTGTTTTGACGATGGTTGGTGTTGTGTGTAGTGGTTTGATGGGTGGTTTGATAGCGAATATAGATAGGTTGATAGGAAGGTAGGTGCCTGTGTGTAAGGATTTGAAGGAGGCGTATAATGATTGGTGTTCTAAGGGACGACAGTTTAAGACGGTGTCTATAATGGTGGTTGTGTTTGTTGTGTTGGTGATGGTGTTGTGTGTTTCGCACAGTGCTATTGCCCCGGCGTTTTAGAGAGAGTGTTTTGTGCCGGATAGTTTAGCGCAGCAGTTAGCGTCGATTCCCGAGGATAAGTTGAAGATGTTTGCCCAGCTTTTGGAGCGGGCGAAGTTGACTACGCGGAGTGAAGCTGCGCAGCAGGATTTTTTAGATTTCACCAGATTGGTTTGGCCGGAGTTTATTGGAGGCATGCACCATACGCGAATGGCTGCTGCTTTTAGGAAGATAGCTACGGGTGAGTCTAAGCGTTTGATTATTAATATGCCGCCGAGACATACGAAGAGTGAGTTCAGCAGTTATTTGTTACCGGCGTGGTTGATTGGCCGCCGACCGGCTTTGAAGATTATCCAGACGACGCATACGGCTGAGTTGGCTGTGCGTTTTGGCCGTAAGGTCCGCAACTTGATGGATACGGAGGAGTATAAGTCTATATTCCCTAAGGTGCAGTTGCGGGCTGATAGTAAGGCTGCTGGCCGATGGGAGACGGGTAATGGTGGGGAGTATTTTGCTGCTGGTGTTGGTGGCGCTATTACGGGACGTGGTGCTGATTTGCTGATTATTGATGACCCCCACAGTGAGCAGGATGCTTTGTCGCCTAGTGCGTTGGAGAATGCTTATGAGTGGTATACGTCTGGCCCGCGCCAGCGTTTGCAGCCGGGTGGTGCGATAGTGATTGTGATGACGCGTTGGGCAGAGAATGACCTTACGGGTAAGTTGATACGGCACCAAGCGAGAGATATTTTGTCGGACCAGTGGGAGGTGATTGAGTTTCCTGCGATCATGCCGGATAACGAGCCGGTTTGGCCTGAGTTCTGGAACAAGAAGGATTTGTTGTCTGTTAAGGGTAGTTTGTCTGTTGCTAAGTGGGAGGCGCAGTGGCAGCAGAACCCGACGAGTGAGACGGCTGCGATATTGAAGCGCGATTGGTGGCAGAAGTGGGATAAGGAGGAGTTGCCTAAGTTGAGTTACGTCATGCAGTCTTATGATACGGCTTATAGCAAGCAGACTTCTGCGGATTATAGTGCTATCACCACTTGGGGTGTTTTCCAGCCGGTGGAGAATGGACCGTTTAATGTGATGTTGTTGGATGCGCGCAGAGGGCGGTGGGATTTCCCCGACTTGCGCCGAGTGGCTTATGAGGAGTATAAATACTGGGAGCCGGAGAGTGTCCTTATCGAGGCGAAAGCTAGTGGTATGCCTTTGACCCATGAGCTACGGAATATGGGTATCCCGGTTGTGAACTACAGCCCGAGCAAGGGCCATGATAAAATCTCGCGTGTAAATTCTGTTTCCCCTATGTTTGAGTCTGGTATGGTGTGGGCACCGGACACGACTTTTGCAGAAGAGGTTATTGAGGAGTGCGCGGCGTTCCCTGGTGGGGAGCATGATGATTACGTTGATACGGTAACCCAGGCGTTGAGACGATTCCGCGAAGGTGGCTTTATTTCCCATCCGGAGGATTACCAGGATGAGGAAGATGGCTACCGCCCGCAGATCGCTTATTACTAGGAGCTTTTGAATGGCCATTCGCGATACGATGGTGGACCAGGGACTTATCCCCGCCCCTGAAGGACTCCCTTCCAATAAGTCGTTGAGCCTAGAGGATTTGTTCCTAGGGACTTCTGCGGAGGTTGAAGAAGATGTGGAAGTGGAGATAACGGAGGATGCGGATGGCGGAGCGACTCTTCTTTTCGGCGAAGAGGAGACGGAGCTCCCGGAGGGATTGTTTGGCGACAATCTGGCGGAAATTCTCCCCAAGTCAGAGTTAGGGAAAATCAGCAGCGATTTGCGTGGTCAATATGATGATGACCGTTCTTCCCGCGCTGATTGGGAGAAGCAGTACACGGATGGTTTGGCGCTTCTAGGATTGACTTACGAAAACCGGACGGAGCCGTTCCAGGGTGCTTCTGGTGTTGTGCACCCTTTGTTGAATGAGGCCGTGACCCAGTTTCAGGCGGGTGCTTATAAGGAGCTTTTGCCTAGTAGTGGCCCTGTGCGCACGATGATTATTGGGACGCCTACCCCTGAGCTTGAGGTTTCTGGACAGCGTGTTCAGGACTTCATGAATTACCAGATCATGTACCGGATGCGAGAGTATGAGGCTGAGTTCGACCAGATGCTTTATTACCTCGGCTTGAGCGGCAGTGCGTTTAAGAAGGTTTATTTTGATGAGCAGATAGGCCGTGAGGTCAGTAAGTTCGTCCCTTCCGATGATTTGATCGTCAATTACGCGGCCACGGATTTGCGCACGGCGGAGCGGATTACGCATGTGTTGCGTGTTTCCCGGAATGGAGTTCGGAAGCAACAGGTTTCTGGGTTTTATTCCGATGTGAATATCATGGGTGGAAGGGATGAGTCCCGCGATGATATCCAGGATACATACGATAAAATCGAGGGCCGTGAGGATGTCGGTGAAAACGATGAGCTGACCCTTATTGAGTGCCATTGTTATTTGGATCTTGAGTCCTACCCTGATTTGGATGAAGCTGGGGA